GATCAAACGCAGCAACTGGTAATGCACCTAGCATATCTGCGACTGGTGGAGATTCTAATATTGATATCGCTTTAATTCCAAAAGGAACTGGTGAAACTAAGGTAGGAACAGGAGCAGCAAATGCAACTATCACATCTAGTGGTGCTCATGACCTTATTTTAGACACTAATTCTGGGACTAATTCTGGTACAATAACAATAACAGATGGTAGTAACGGTAACATTAATATAGCCCCTAATGGCTCTGGACAAGCTCAAGTGGGTGGAAATCAAATATCAACTGTAGGAAAAGCTGTTGCAATGGCTTTCCTTTTCGGATAAAAAACAAACAAGGAGAATATAAAATATGGCCGCACCAAATTTAGCAAATGTAGCAACGATAACAGCAAAGTCTGTTCAAGCAGCATTAGATACAACTTTAACAACTGAAATTCTTGCTAATGCAAGTTCTTCAGGAAAAGTTTTTCAAATAGACAATATCATTGTAGCAAATATAGATGGTTCATCAGCTGTAGATATATCTGTCTTCATAACTAAATCAGGTGGATCACCAATTGCAATTGCAAGCACTATATCTTGTCCTGCAGATGCAACTTTAGTGATCGTAGATAAAAATACTAATTTGTTTCTAGAAGAAGGCGATAATATAGAAGCTGGAGCAGGAGCAAACTCAGACGCAACTATCACAATAAACTACAAGGAATTAAGTTAAACGGTATAGAATAAGGAGATTATTATGTCAGTTAGTAACGGAGGCGTAATAGGACCAGACAACATACCTGATCTAACGCCCGCACAATCCGAACAAGACGAAGTAACAGCTACTTTCACGTCACCAGGAACACATACTACAGCTGCAAGAACAACTTCAGTTGATGTTTTTATTGTCTCTGGAGGTGGAGGCGGCGGTGCTATGAACAACTCTTTTAATGGAGGCGGCGGCGGAGGCGGCGGCGGTGGACATAAAACATTCACAAGTCAACCCGTTTCTGGTAGCACAGGATACACAGTCACTATTGGTGGAGGTGGATCAGGCGGACCAGGAGGCGGAGGTAGCCCAGGATCTCAAGGATCTCCTACAAGTATAGGATTACCAACACCTATCTCTACAACAGGTGGAGGATTAGGCGGTGGATCTAGACCTTCTTCAGCACCAGGTGGCCCTGGTGGATCAGGAGGAGGTGGCGGTGGTGCCACTCCAGGAAGCACACAACCTGGTGGATCTGCTGTATCTGGCGAAGGTAATAATGGTGGGAGTGGACAAGTTTCTTCTTCGTTTCAAGGCGGAGGCGGTGGAGGTGCCGGATCATCTGGTAGTAATGGAAATCCATCTGGTGGAACAGGCGGTAATGGTGCAACCTCACCTATAACTCCAGGAACATACGCAGGAGGTGGCGGCGGTGGTCGTTACAATGGAACTGCTGGAAACGGTGGACCCGGCGGCGGCGGAAACGGTGGCGGCGGTGGATCATCAGGATCTACAAATACTGGTGGCGGCGGTGGAGCTGGCGGACACACTGGAAACGCTGGCGGAGGATCTGGAGGACCAGGTAGATTATTTATAAAAGAACCAGCATTACCTGCTGTTGCAGAAAGTTTTGTTGCATCAGGAGTTTGGACTATGGAGGACGTTGTCACTTATAGAAAAGCTGGGGAGTGGAAAGGTAGTTAATTTATTATGGCTCATTTTGCAGAAGTAAGATCAGATAATAATAAAGTAATAAGAGTAATTTTTGTCGGCAATGATCAGTGTGAAGCTAACGGTGGAGAGGATTCAGAGCAATGTGAACAATGGGTAAAAGATTTTCACCCTAATGATCCTATTTTATTAGAAAATGAATTTGCTGGGACTTATGGAGAAACTTATTGGAAGAGAACTTCATATTGGACTGTAGAGGGTGTTCGTACAGGAGGTGTTGAAGGTCAGCCACCATTTAGAAAAAATTATGCTGGTTATGGCTTTACATATAGTGCAGAAAAAGATGCATTCATACCACCTAGCCCGTATACATCATGGGTCTATAATGAAGATAAAGGTATATACCTTCCACCAATAAATGAACCAAGTGTTAAAAAACCAATAGATTGGGCAATCATTTACGACGAAGCAAACATAAGATGGCTTGCAAGAAACGGAGATATAGAAGAAGCATGGAATGAAGCTACTTCTGCATGGGAAGCAATCTAAAAATTTAAATGAATTTAAACATAAAATACTGGTTTTTTAAATCAGCGTTGCCAGAAAGATTATGTGATAAAATAATTAAATACGGTGAGTCTAAAAAAGAAATTTTTGCAGTTACAGGAAATATTGAAAAAAGAACGAAAGAAAATGTAGACGAAGTAATGAAATATAGAAACTCCAATGTTTCTTGGATATCTGAAAAGTGGCTATACAGATACATACACTTTTATACTCACGTTGCTAATGAAAATGCTAAATGGAATTTTGATTTAAAACAAACTGAACCTTGTCAGTTTACTAAATATAAATTAAATCAGTATTATCATTGGCACTGTGATTCACTATCAACACCTTGTGAAGACCCTAAAAAACCATATCTAAAAGGTATGATTAGAAAATTATCTTTAGTTTGTTCGTTATCAGATCCTAAAGATTATACAGGAGGACGTTTTCAGTTTAAACTTACAGACGAAAAAACTGGAGAAAATTATGACTTTGAAGTTGAAGAAATACTACCTCGTGGATCCATTATAGTTTTTCCCTCTTTTTTATACCACCGTGTAAAACCTGTAAAACAAGGCACAAGATATTCTCTTGTTGCATGGAGCAATGGTTTCCCGTATAAGTAAATAAGAAAGTAAATGAATATTTATAATAAAAAATATACAGTTATTAAATCTGTAGTTTCTAAAGAACTACTAGACTTTTGCTGTCAATATATTCGCTTAAAAAAACAAGTTGCAAGAACTTTGTTTGATACAGGTTTTATACCTCCTTTTGAAACAATGTGGGGTATATGGAATGATGACCAAGTTCAAAATACGTATTCTGTATATTCTGATTTAGCTATGGAAATTTTATTACAAAAAATAAAACCGATTATGGAAAAAGAACTTAATTTAGAATTAGTTGAAAATTATTCGTATTTAAGAATATATAAAAAAGGAGACGTTTTATTAAGACATAAAGATAGAATGTCTTGTGAAATATCTACAACATTAAATTTAGGAGGAGATAGTTGGCCTATTTATTTAGAGCCAGATCCCTCTGTAGGTGCTTTTGATAAAGATGATGTATATTGTCCAGGAAATACTAAAGGCGTAAGAATAGATTTAGAGCCAGGAGATATGTTAGTGTATCTAGGATGTGAATTAGAACATTGGAGAGATAAGTTTGAAGGTGAAGAATGTGTGCAAGTTTTTTTACACTATAACGATTTTAAAACAAAAGGTAATAAAAATAAATTTGATACACGTAACATGTTAGGTTTACCTCAAGACTTTAAAAAAAATTAAGATGTACTCACTATCTATACAGGGATCTAATGATGCCTCTGTTTGTTTAATGCAAGATACTAAAATTATCTGGTATGCTGAAGAGAAAAAAATATTAGGAGATAAACAATATGTTTATTTTCCTTTTAAAAGTCTAGAAAAACTATCCACTATTTTTAAAGAAGAGATAGATTTTGTTTATTTTACTTCATATAACTATACTGATGAAGAGATAAATCATCTTAGAGGTTTTTTATATTATCTTGGTATTAAATATAAAAACTATCCTTTTTGTTACTACATGCCTCATCATCTTTCTCATGCTTTTAAAAGTTTTACAGACTCTGGTTTTAAAGAAGCAAGAGTATTTGTAGTAGATGGAAGAGGTAGCTATTGGCGTTTAAATAATTTTAACAGAGGGTTTGAAACAACTTCTGTATATGACTTTAAAAAAAATTACATTAATTGTATTTATAAAAATGTTTATGTTTTTAACAAAGAAGATGAAAAATATACTGTTGATAAAAAACTAAACTATGGATTTAATATTACAGGTATTAAAAATACAAAATTTAATGTTAGTAATAACGTAGACCTAGGACACTTTTATGGTGAGGTTTCAGAACATTTTGGATATAGAAACGAAGAAGGTAAATTTATGGGTTTTCAATCGTACGGAAAACCTTTTGATATAGGAGAAAGTTTTAACTCAGATCAAATTAAAAATTTAGACAAGACACAAGATGTTGCTGCATCATGTCAAAGATTATTTGAAAAAAAATATGAACGTTTAGTAGAAAAATATAAAAGTAAAAACATGGTATTTACAGGAGGCACTGCTTTAAATGTTGTAAATAATTATAAATTAGAAAAAAAGTTTGAAGATTGTAATTTATGGTTTGATCCACTGTGTGGTGATGCTGGAAACTCCATAGGTAAATCTTACATGGGTATAATTTTAAGAAACAACTTACAAATAGATTCTTTAAAAAATATATACCTTGGAACTAAGATAAATAAATTTGATTGTTCTTTAAAAGATAATGAGCAAATTAAAAAAGTAGATTTAAAAGATATAATAAAGTTACTTACTGAAGGTGAGGTTGTTGGATTAATACAAGGTAAATCTGAAGCAGGACCTAGAGCTTTAGGTAATAGAAGTTTATTATTAGATCCAACATTAAATAATGCAAAAGAAAAAATGAACAGTATTAAAAAAAGAGAAAACTTTAGACCTTTTGCCTGCGCTATATTAGAAAACTATGTTAGTTATTATTTTGATGTAGGTAAAATAAAACGTTCACCTTTTATGATGCACGCTCCTCAAGCTAAAGACTTTGCTAAAAAAACTATACCTTCAATAATACATGTAGATAATACGTGTAGAATACAAACAGTAAATAAAAATGACAATAAAGTTTTGTATAATATATTACAGATGTTTAAAATACCTGTTATAATGAATACATCTTTTAATTTAAGAGGTTATCCAATAGCTGAAGATTTAAACCAGGTTTTATTTACCTTTAGAAACTCAGATTTAAACTACGTTTATTTTTCAGATTTTAATTTATTATTAAGTAAAAAAAATGTCTTATAAAATAATTGATAATTTTTTAGATAAAAATTTGTTTTTAAAAATATCAAATGATTTAACAGGAGAAAACACTCCTTGGTTTTTAAGAAAACAAGATGTAGATTCTAAACAAGCAAAAAATAAAAACGGTTATTTTTCTTTTTGTTACTATAATAATCACAGACCAGATCATCCATTATATTATCAACATATAGAACCTATACTTAAAAAATTAAATGTTTTATCTTTAGTTCAAGTAAGGGCAAATTTAGTTTTAAAGAGTGAAGATACGATTGAATGTGGCTATCACATAGACTATAACTCAAACAAAACTACCACAGGTATTTTGTTTTTAACAGGATGTAATGCAAAAACTGTATTAAAGATAGATAAAGACGAGATACTTATTGACAATAAAGAAAATAGAATGTTATTATTTAATACAAGTATTTTACATAAAGTAATTTATCAGACTGATGTAGAAAGAAGATACATTATAAATTTTAACTTTTTGGAGGAAGATGTCAAACATTAAAGATTTTATTGGAATATGGGATAATTTTATGTCAGATGGTTTTTGTGATAAAGTTATTGATTATTACGAAGAGATGGAAAAACATAGTCTTACTTTTAAAAGAGATCAAGATGCAAAATTAGTAGAAGATAGCTCTATAAATGTATTAGATAATTTAACTCAATACTATTCTTATGGACAAACTTTTATAGATGAGTTTTATAGAAAGTTTTGGGAAGTAGCATACAGTGAATATTACAAAAAACATCAAGTGTTAAAAAACTATCCAAAGCACAGGAGCTTTCATTTTAAATTACAAAAAACTTTACCTACTGAAGGATACCACGTTTGGCATTCAGAGGATGATGAG